CGTTAGATATGTGAAGTCATCCCCTGGGCGCACCTGACAATCTGGCAACACGAAGTGCCGCATCAGTGTTGTTCCTCGCTAAAGTCCAGCGACATTTGGGCTGGATCAATGGAGGTGAAAGGCAAGCCGTTCTCTTCTAGCAGAATTGATAGACCTAGCTCTAGGAGGAAGGTGTGCTCTTCTTCCGTGAGCGAGCCTTGGAAGCTGTAGGTTCCGTCTTTGCCTTGGATGATTTGTTTGATTTGCATTTCTTTTCCAGATTACTTTTTTCTAGATGGCAGGGCTTACAGAGACATTGCAGATTGCTCTTGTCACAGAAGAGTCGTTCAATGTAGGTGTTGAAATCTACAAAGCCGGTAGCTGGATCAACCACTGCCCGAATGTGGTCAATCTGTACCTCAGTGGCTGGGAAATCTGCCTTGCACTCGTTGCATTCATAATGCTGTGCAAGTCTCCCAGTCTTCACATTGATTTTCTTCTCTGTCTGTGCCTCTTTAAGCGTTTCATAGCGAGGCGGATACTTGCGGGACAGGCTACGTAACCCAGCAATCACCCATGCCTGTAAGCGCCCCTTAGTCCACTCCAAGGTATGCCTCCAAGTCATTCAACAGTTCGTGGAAGTCATCCCCGTCAAAGTGAATGCTGTGTTGGTTGATGCTGTCCAGCACCTCTCGCAGTTCGATGTAACATCGTCGGATTAGGTCGGCGGGTTCCATTTGTCGTTGTAGTCTTTCATGATGTATAGAACAGATGCGTTGCGGTGCATGATTTGCTTAACCTCTTCAAACCTCAGTGGATTGCCACACTCGTCCTCATATACAGATAAACAATATTCATACATTTCTTTTTCTTCTGTCATTTCCTGAAGAGGATTGAGAAGTCGCTGCACAAACTGTGGTGTGGAGGATCGGAACTTGCCATCGAATGCGGGGATGTGGTCTGCTGAGTCTCCTTGAATCACCTGGCCGTAGAAGCGGCGCAACCCATCTAGCGGAGTAATTAGCACCTCACTTTCCTCACGCACCCAGGTCTTTCCTGTGGAGGTAGTGCCGCTGATTTCCCAGCTGTAGTGGTATCCGGGTAGCTGTAGCAAGTCCTTATCTAGGGACGCACAAACCACCTTCTCAGGCCGCTCGCGCTCTTGGGTAAGGCGAATGCCACAGATATCGTCCACCTCCATGTCGTTGGTGATACTGGCCTTGTACTCCAACACCATGAACTCTCTGACGGCATCCAGCCATGTAGGCCGCGTCATTGACTTGCGGTTGGCCTTGTACTCGGGATATACGTCATAGCGCCAGTTGCCCTCACCTGAAATATGAAACTCCATCTCGGGGTCGTTGTAACGCCGCTTTAGGTTTTCCACCATAGAGACACAGCGGGAAATGGCAATGTCCTTGCTCGCTGTAAATGGCTTGGCCTTAGTAGGTTCACAAGAAGAGGCTGCTCGATGAGATATGTGATCCCCGTCTACAATAAGTAGGGTCATTGCTGCTTCAAGTATTGGTGTAGAAACACACCGATGGAATCAACCAACTGCTCATCGTGTTCCATGCGGCCTGTTGCAAACAAAAGTGCATGGACGAGTTCATGGGCAAAGGTTTGTTCTTTGATGTCTTGCTTGAGGTGCTTGACAATTTGGATTTGAGCGTCATACATATTGCAGTAACCCATGTTGTCACCTGCAATACGAGGAACCTCGCTTACCGTCCAAGTCACTCCCCCCAGTTTGAATTTCTTTGGAATCATTCGTTTGTATGGGTTAGCCAGAGAATTAGCAAAAGCGCTAAGAACCAGTAGGCGAGGGTCATATGCCATCCTTACATTGGGATATCGTCGTCAATGTTGTCGCTTGGCATATCAAAAAGATTTTTCTTTTCTTCTTTACCAAACACGAAGTCGGTGTATTCCTGTGCCAGCTGCTTTACCTTAGCTGGGTCCAAAGCACCCTTGGCACCAGGAGCCAGTGTGGCAACAGCAGCATTCAGCGAGCTTTGCTTAACGATTAGCACTTGCTTTGCCGCGCGCTCTTCAGGACTTTCCCAGGAGCCACCAGAGCGAGCAGCTGGGGCAGAGGCGGGGGCAGCAGAAGCTTGCGCAGAGGGCGCAGCAGAGCCAGGAGCGGCCTGCACAACACCTTGCCATTCCCAGAAGCTCTTACCTTCGGCATTGGGTTCACCCTTCTCAGCCGTAACGGTGAATACCTCACCTTGCTTGGCATCAATCAGCTTCTTGTGTGCATCGGCAGTCGAGCCAAATGGCATGATTTTCTTGCTGCTAACCTTGCCCGTACCAAGTTCCTTGTAGCTCACTTCAATCTGGAAGTAGCTGTTGCCAGTCTTGGTGGTTTTGGAAATCTTGTCGACGTTTAGAACAGAGATTTGAAATTGCATGTTTACTTGTCAGTGCGTGGGATTTCCACACAATCTTTCATGTTGGGACCGGCAGACGCTTCACACCCTAGTGGTGTCTTCCAGTCGTAGTTAAATAGTTTCTTGATGTTCAGAGGTAGGTCATCAAATACTTGGTAGTAGAGATTCACCACCTCCTGTACTAGCTCGTTAGGTACGTCACTTAAAATTGAATCGTGAATCGTGCCAATTTGCTTAACCCACTTACCCCACTCCTTGCGACGGAGACGATTGGTGAATGAAACGCGAGCAATCGCCATCACATCATGTCCGGTGCCTTGAGTTGGGTGGTTAACAATTAAGGTTTCTGGAACAACAAGGTCACCTCGGAAATCCCGCTGCATGCGAATGGGCCAGAAGCGGCCGAGCGGTCCAACGATGTCCGTGCCATCCATCACCAGCTTGGTGTTCTTCTTATATAGTTCCTCAATGGCTGCATACTTGGTGTAGAACTTGCGTCCTACCTCGTCCCAATATTTCTGCGACGTAGATACGTGCATAAACTCTGGATCAACCGTAAATGCGTAGCCCTTGCCACGGTTGTAAATCGTACGGAACAAATATTTCTTGCTAATTAGGCGGGAGGGGAGATTGAACGCTGCGCGATTAAGCTCATGTGCATCTTGCCCATCTACAATTTCTTGTAGTGCGGTAGCGTCGCCTGCCAGTTCTGTTAGCACGCGCCACTCCAACGCCTTGGCATCGACGCTTACGATCATTCGCCCGCGTCCTCCCACCCATCCTCAAAGCCAATGTCATAAGCAGCTTGGCACAACTCAGCTACAAACTTCTCAGCTTCAATCTCACGAATAAATGAAAGAAAATATTTAATTTCTCGTGTCGTGTAAGACGTGGTGTTACCCAGCTTCAACAGGTTCATCTGTATACCTCGATACGAAGACATCTTGCACATCCCCCGCCTGGTTCTGGAGGTTTGGTTTGGTACTGGACAGGCGCCCGGTGCGCGCTACGCACTGATTGAAGTTCCCGTAAATCATTCCTGGCGACCAGTAACACTCTTCAGCCAACTTCGGTAGTCCGAGATAATACGTGCCATTGAGTTTGTCCAGCTTAGCCATTTCAAGTAGAGGACCAACGAATTTTCTAGCAGCCGGTCCTTTAAGTTTTCTAAGAGTTGCTTCATCTGTTTTCCAATAACCCTCTTTTTTAAGTTCTGATTTAGCCAACGGCTCCACCAGTCTAGGCAACCTGTGTTCAATCACAATGTTCTTGTACTTGGGCTGTCCGGCCTTGTCTCCCGTTTTATAAAAGCCAATGTGCTCTTTAGAGTCTTGCTTAACCACCCCGCCATATAGAAAAGCACTAAGCTGGTCACCAGACCCAAAGTTAATGGGAATATCAGGATAGATACTGTCCAACTCCTTTTTAATCTCAACCAGTTTGGCCTCAATTGCTTTGCTCCTTTCGGCGCAAAGCGCCGGGTCATACCGCATACCGTTCCACTCCATTTCCTCCAACACCAGCAGGTCTTGGCACGCAATCTTGAACAGCTTGAACAGGGCGGGTTGTTGTTGAAATTGCTCCAGCTGCTTTTGATAGACCTTGTAGGTTAGCTCGATGTCATACAGGCAATACTCACTTAGTACATCGCGTGGAATTTCATCTGTCTGAATTTCTTTATCCCAATACTCGGTTTTCACAACGTCTAGCTTGGTAGGGAATCCATATTTCTCAGCTGCTTTATTCAGGCTAGGGTAGGGGTTGGTTTGGCCCTCGAAAAAGAATTCCGCCAACTGGCAATCCCAGACCCTCACGTTGCTGATATCCACACCAATCTTGCGTAGCCAGTGCAGATCAAACTTGGCATTGAATCCAACCAACCAGGAGCACCCGTCAATGCGGCGCTGGACGTCCTCCGTGTCCATGTCAAAGAGGCATTCCCCGTGTTGGGCTTCCTCCTGGAAACCAACACACACCGCCTTGTTGCGTTGGTCAAAGACAGAGCCATTGCTGTAGGTGGTTGTCTCAAAATCGAAAGTTAGAACCGTCATTCATCCTCCGGGTCTAGTACCGCATCTACGTCCACCTCCACACCACTGACCAAGGCACGGGCCGCTTCCATAAGGCCACACTCCAGAGCCTGTATGGGGTCAACCACAGACCTATAGAACGCATCCCAGTCCACATAGCGGGTAGGTCCCCTGAAGGGCCTGACACGCCCCGGTACACACCTCTCTAGCAGGGCTCCCCACTGGGGATGGTCCCGCACCACGATCCAGCACCTCTGTGTGCGCTTGAGCCATCGGGCCCTCTTACGTAGCTTCATGACAGTTCCACTGCACGGTTCTCAGCAGGCCAATAGGCCATGATGTAGTCGCCTTCCAGCTGGGTCATCTCAGACTCAGCGCATGGGATGAACGTGAAGGAGTCAAACACCTTGCCCATGCGTCGATGTTTGGTCAGTCGGGCCAGTACGTTGGTGGTCTTCCCTACATAGGTGACTACTCCATCACGAATCAGGAAGTACACGCCACACGTGTCTGGGGCTGGGTGGCTAGCACTCACAAGGTCCGTCAACGAATGCTTGACCCGCTGCATAGCCTCCAGGACCTTTGGAGGCATCACCTTCACCAAGTCTGGGTTGGCAAGTGCCTTGCTACGTGCTGTGGCCGGCTTCAGCCGCTCCTCAGCCTCTGCGGCCCACTGCTTGGCCTCTTCCTGTGTGTCGAACATGCCGGAGATGCGGGTCCCTCGGCGACAGACTTGGGCCCGCCATTTGTCCCGAAATTGGTAGACGGACGCCATTTACGCTGCCTCGCTTGGATTACGCTTGAAGGCGTGTTTTTCATAGGTGCTAAGGACCCCTGCCGGGGGCACCAGAACATTTCCTACCATTGCTTGTCTTCTCCTATGTAGATGTGTGAAATTGGGCAGATCAAGGACGCTTGCTTTACGCTATTTCCTACGGTATCCTGCATGCTCTGTACGCTAGCCTTCCGCTAGCACTCTCAAGGATTACGCTCATGGCATACCTCAGGAAACAAGCTGGCAAGTGGAGGGCTGAAGTTGTCCGCAATGGCACTCGCACCTCCAAGGTCTTCCTCACTAAAGCCGAGGCCAACAACTGGGCTGTGGCCCAGGAGGCGGAACTCATCAAGGTGCGTAACGGTGGACTTCCCTCTAAGACCTTCCAGGACGCTTTAGACCGCTACGCTGAAGAGGTGTCCCCCACCAAGCGTGGTATGCGCTCTGAACGTCTCCGCCTCTATGCCTTGTCCCGTGAGTTCCCCCAACTGGTGAACAAGCAACTTGCTGACATTGGCACACCTGACATTGCTGCTTGGCGGGACGCACGTCTTAAAGTTGTTTCCAAAGGATCGGTGCAACGAGACATCAATCTTTTGAGAAATGTTTTTTCTATTGCACGTGATGAGTGGAAATGGATTTCCGAGTCTCCTTTTAAGGGAATGAAAACCCCTGGCAACAACCCACCTCGCACACGCCTACCAAAGTGGCAGGAGGTTAAGGCTATTTGCCGTTGGCTCGGATACATCACCAACTCAATTCCGCATTCCAAACAAGCTGAAACTGCCTATGCCTTTCTGGTTTCCTTGCGCACTGGTATGCGTGCTGGGGAAATCTTGTCTCTGTCCACCAAGAATGTTTCACTGGATAGGCGGGTAGCCTCTGTGTCTCATAAAACCGAGCACATCACTGGCCGTCCTCGTGATATTCCCTTGTCCAAACATGCTACTCGTCTGCTGTCTGTGCTGACCAGTTTCCCGCTTGGAGAAGAGGCCCCCGCTGGGGGGCGTAAGTTGTTCTCTGTTTCATCGGCATCTCTTGACGCCTTGTTTCGTAAAGCAACTACCAATTTGCAAATTGACAACTTGCACTTTCATGATGCACGGGCAGATGCGCTTACCCGGTTTGCTAAGAAAGTGGATGTCCTTGTTCTCGCAAAAATCTCGGGCCACAAGGACCTGAGTATCTTGCTCAACACGTACTTTAGAACGAGTGCCACTGAGATTGCTGGCAAGCTAGATGCATAGATAACTAGCCCCTTCTACCGGCCCTCGTCAGAGGGCCTTTTCATTTGTGTCTTTGTAAAACAGATAGCCAACACCGGCTGCAACAGCAATGAGCAGCACAGCACAGTAAATGGTTACAAACCAAGTGAAGAACAGTTGTGGTGTCATTTATTTCTCTTTTAAATATTGTTTAACAGCAGCAGCAAAGCCATCATCATACCCACGCCAGTAGGTTTCATCCTCAATGTCAGCAGCCAACTCATCTTCTAGACGTTGCCATTCATAATAGTTTTCGGAATCATTCATCGTAGCTCCACTGATCGCACACAGACAGATGAGCGTTCATAGATATAGCCCATACCTTTAACCAGGTAGTTGCGTACATCCTCGCACGCGGCCTTGTCCGCATAGCGGCCCACAACTGTCGGCGACGAGTTAAAACTTGCACCCATTGCAATTAGTAGCCAAACTGTTATTGTGTGCATTTATACCTCACGAGTGTTCAACCAGGCTCCGTGCTTTACACCATCTTTCCAGCCACGAATGTAGTCAGGTGATGCGTCAGCGGGGATGGTGGAGGGCTGTGGCTCATGTCGAGCGTCATAGAAACCTGGGTGGGTACATTTCCCTACGTCACACTCACAGTAGGGGCTGTGGCATGGCTTGGTTTTAGGCCAGTTATTAGCCTCAATGTTTTTTGCCATTGCCTCCTCAGTGAGTTTTACCGCGATGGCAACTGCATGCTCGACATCATAGGCACCCATTACCTCGGGGTTATTCACCACATTCATCCACTGGGTATCAAACAGGCGATACTTCATTCAAACCTCACTGACAGAGCCGCACAGCAGCCAACAAACAAAACCCACCCACTGTATTGGACACCTTGCTGCAATCCATACATTCCCATGCCGATTAGGGCTAATGTGGTTAGGTATTTCATCGCTGAATCTCTGCATAACAGATTGGTACCACCTTGTAATAGAGCCAACGCTCAGGCTCACCAAACTGAATTTCACAGGTGTGGGGATCATCCTCATAAGGATATACAAGCCAAGCCAGTTTCATTTGCTCCCCTTAGTGGCCCACATAAACACATCATCTTGTTTCCAGCGCCGCAGCTTCTGGGAACGATTGATGAATGGCTTGGGAAAGTCGTGTTGCTTGGTTAGCCTATCCGTTACATGAGCACGAGATACACCAAGAATTTGTGCAATACCTGCGGTGTCAATGAGGTTCACAGCCCATCTCCTTCATTAAACTCGACTGGAATACATGCAATGCGGTAGAAGTCTGCTTCCCCGTCGGCAACCTCCTTCGTTTCATACAGGTCGCCTATAACGCCTGACGGGTACATATTAATCCACCCACTAATGCGCTCTGACTTGACGCGGAACTGCACACTCGCCGTGGTCGCGTAGTAGAAGAATATACTCGCTACACAACTGGTCCAGGCGCCGGAGTTCCCATGCCTAATTTGAATCTCTTTCCCGTCTGCAATGGCCCGCAGAATGGCTGCGTGTTTGTGTTCCATGTTCTTTCCTTATAGGTCGTAGAATGCGCTAGTTTGTGGTTGGAAAACAAAGCCCGCAATATTTTTATCTTTAAAATATTGTGTGTATTCGTCGCACTTGTCCATACACGCATCCGGTGTTGCGAAGCTATCGAGGACTACAGATTGCCCGGTGCCGGAGGCGACACGTACAACAACATAGATTTGCTGCTTGTTCTTTAGCTTGGATTTCATTTGATATCTCCGTAGCGTGCGCGCAGCACATCAATTTTGGTTTCCCAGCGGCCATGTCGCATTACAGGATCGGTGTCGGGATCGCCCAGGCATTTATTTTTAGATAAGTGGAAAAATCTAAAATCTTCCCAACCTGGGTCGGCAATCTTCCCAATGCCTAGAATGAAATCACACTCAGCGGCTTTGGCGGTCTTGCTGTTGTTCATGTCACCCATGTCCAACCATTTCTTGTTGTGGCCCGAGGCCCCTGCCTGACACACACCAATGAAGGGTGCCCACTGCTTTGCCATTTCACGTGCCCATTGATAGACCTCGCCTAGCATTAGGTCCTCACGATCAGCCTTGAAACCTTTGAGCTTGTCTAGCTGGTCCACCACAATAAGGCTAGGCCTGTACTTCTTGCATAGCTTCTCAATGGTGTTCTTATCAATCTTGGCGTTGTCATACACCAGCAGCTTGTTGCCAATGCGCTTGGCGTATTCCTTCTTCCAGTGTGCCTTGTTAGACAACAACTCTTCCAGTGAAATGCCGAACGCTGCGCGGTAGACATACAGCATTACAGCTTCGCCTTCCTGCTCGTTGTTAAACCAAAGTACCGGGCCTTGGTTGTCCTCCAAACATTCAGCCATGTAGCTAAACTGATCGGCACACCAAGTAGTCTTCCCACTTTCTGGCCTGGCCTGTACCACCCCTAGGGTGCCTTTGCGCAAGCTTCCTAGTGCCCTGTTAAGGGAGTTGAGACGCCATCGCAAGCCCGGTGTCTGGTAGGTGTGGTCTAGTAGCTCATCTAGGTCATTGGTGACAAACTCGCTCGCCTCTTGTGTGGGCTCGTGCTGCTCGTCCAGCTGGGCCAACTGTGTGTTGATCCGAGCCACTTCCTCATAACTCTTCTTACCCTCGGCTACGTCATAGGAGGCTAGGCTTAGTTCACGCAGCAGCTTGGCACGCCTAACTGACTGAATGAGTTCCCTAACCACAGACACATTGGGTGTGTAGCTACCCAGTGTATCGAATACTTTTCCGTAAAACTCTTTATTTGTTTTGTTTTGTGCGAAGAAAAGCGCAGCTAGGTCCTGAACATGTAGGTCAGCTTGCTCTTCGTTCTGTGTTTTGTGCCACGAATCCAGTGTGCGATAGATTGGTTGAAGGTCTTCCGGCATGTCCTGGGTGGACACATCAGAATGGAACTTGTCCCAAACCCCATAGCACAGGAACGCAGCCACAATCGAAAGTTCAGCTTGCACATTCTCCCCCTAGGGCAGCAGCGGCTCGGACAATGGCGCGGCGGGTGGCGGAATACGTCTCTTGCATCATGTCGGCCACCTCCGCCAGGCGTTCGCCTGCTGCTGACGCCACCGCGCTGCACGCGCGGCCGGTCGCAGTTCTTGCGATGGGGTAGACCTGCAAACCCAGGTCGCAAGCCAGCCGCAGCGCATCACCATCATCTGTGAGTGGGTTCCAGTACATATGATCGGACTCCCAGTACCCTGCTGGGTCTGTTACTGCCAAACAATCTACTGTCTCAATGTCATGGCGAATAGTCAGGCCAGCAGCCTTAGCAGCCTTCGCCAACAGGAGCCTATCGGTGTCACGATCAGTCATCTTTCATGTCCCGAATGATTTGTAGCACTTGCAGAAGCACCATCTGCACATCTCGGATGTCCTCCATGCGCCAGATATCACGTTCTAGGTCATCAAACACAAAGTGTGGTGGTAGTGGGTGGACGCTCATTTGTCATCCTTAAACAAGTCGTCTAGGAACTGAAGCAACACAGCAGCTTCATCATAGGCACGCGAGGGGGAGTAGCCCAGGCTGTTCTCCAAGAACCTCTTGTACTTCCTAACTAGTTCTTCTTTATCCATTTCTTCTTTCTAGAAAAAATTGTACCGCGTTTAGGAAAAGCTGTCTAGCAACTTTACATCTTTCCCAAGGATTTCCTGCATGGTGGCATTGGTCAGAGCCTTAGGGTCTTCCTCTGTGAACACTGCCCGAGCCTCTACATCCAACATCTGGAACCTCTGTGCCATGCGCTGTGCCTTGGGGTACATGTTCGCATCGAGCCACACCACCACCTTTGATAGACCAGGAAGGCGCGTCACACGAGCTAGCTTGTTTGGTGACAGGTCAGAGCCTAGGGCTGGCATGGCAGTTGCAAAGGCACTTACACGCATTGCACTTACGGGGTCTTCCACAACCACAAGCGTGTCGTTTGTGCCTGTTGGTCCCACATGGTAGAGCGGCAAAACTTCGTCGGGCTTTCCTTGGGTAAAACACTTGACTTTGGCTGTTGGTCGGAAGTTTCTCCCTTGCCAGAGCACAAGGTTGTTTTCTCCGTCTCTCCAGGTGTAGATGAGTTGGTCCCAGCTTGTGGAGTAATAGCAGTCATGTTTTAGCAGGTCCTCCACCGTTAGGTGATATTTAGCAACCCAAGCAACCACATGCTCAGGAAAGTCATGGGAGGCGTCATCAGGCAAAGCAATGCCAGCCGGTTTAACAGGCTCTTCTGTGTACGCATATGGGTTCCAATTGCCTCGGAACGACTTGCGACAGGAGAAGCAAAAGGAAGAGCCATCCTTGTAGACATACCTTGCATCAGATGACCCACAGGAGGGGTTTAAGCAGGCTGTGTGCATCAGTTGCCACGCTGCCGCTCCAAGCGTGCCTTGGCCCGCTCGTTCTCCCAGCGTAGCTCTTCTTGATACACGTTCTCAATAATGTCACTGCCCATGTCGTAATAGCGGAACCACCCCAGAGTGATGCCTTGTAGCACCATGCCGGGCACAATACCTACCCACCACAGTGCATAAAGGAGGTCCCACTTGCAAAGTTTGTAATTGGGCTTTTTAAAATATTTCATTCTTCTTCTCCAAGCGAGCGAAAGAATGCCCGGAACTCCGACAGGTCGGCTTCATCATCCTCTGGCACCTCACGTTTGTTTAGGTCAGGGCGCCCCTTGGTTTTAATGCCCAGGCCATCTAGGCACTTGAGGCAGGTATCTAGAAACTCCCCTGTTTCGGCATGGCGAAGGGTGGCTTCATAGTCATTCAGAACTTTGTTACAGCATGTGCAGCGAATTTTGGGTGCCTCCGGTCTTAAAAGGTTTCGCGGATTGCCCAAAGGCGCGCGACTTCAGTATTAACATTAACATTTGCATGGGCTTTCGCACACAAATGCTTGAATCGGTCACGCAAAGCCAATACACTATGCACGCCGTCTTGATTCATGAGGTGAAGGAGAGCGGTTTTAACATCGGGATGTTGGGATGCCTCTGCAAAGGCAATTTCCCAATCCTCGCTGTAATTTTTAAATCCATCGTGCATGAAGTTGTATAGGTTGTCCCATACATCTTCCTGAAAGGCTTCGTAAAGCTCGTGGCTTTCGGCTTGCTTGTTCATGGGTTCCCCAGTAGTTCGTTTAGTTGTGCGCCGTGTGTGTTTGCGTAGCAGCCTGCAAGCTGGCTCCGCAGGTGTTCAGAATGAACACACGTGCTGTTGGCTAAAAGGTCAATGAGAGCGTCTTTCACCCCCTTGTTCAGGAGAAGGTCGTCTAGCACATCATCTAGGGTAAGTTCTACCCGTTTTGCAAAAACGCCATTAAATTCTACAACAGGTAAAGTGTGGATGTTGGGCTTTTTACACGTTTTAAGAAAATCTTCCCGAAAAACTTGGTTGATTCCTTGATCCATGTCATCTAGCCACTCGGCATGCAGGTCTCGCCAGCTGCACTCACTCATGTCTTCATAGCTTGTAGCCATTGTTGGCCTCCTGTGGCTCACTGGATGAGCTAATGCATGGCACTTTTGCTCACCGTAAAAGAAATATTTTTAATCCCAGCTAGCTTCAGGGCATGGCAACACGCCTTGCAGGGCTGGGCATCTGCGGGCTCTCCATTGCGGGTGTAGCGTGCTACATGAATGCTGTGGGCCGTGCCCCAGTCTTTCAACTTCACCAACGCGGCAATTTCAGCATGTAGAAATATGCGATGAGGTTCGCCAACGGCCTGGGCGCAACGCGCTTGTAGAGGGTGCGTAACTTCGTAAGAGTTCTGCCCCATGCTGATAAGGCGACCACGCTTGTTGTAGATGAGTGCGGTGATTGCATGTTTCCTACTCACGGCTGTTCCAACATGATATGCACAGTGCCGTGATGCTTAACTGCATATCCCTCTGCACTGGCTCTGTCAAAAGAAAAGAAATAATTTTGTTCTCCAATGCGTTGGTAACGCACCAGATAGCCTACTTGATAGACCTTCGGATGGCTGGAGCTTTGCGAAGCCACATACTGCTCGAAGGCGGGGGTCATGCTGCGTCTCCCCTCACCTCTGCGGCGTAACGCTCGATGGCCGCCTCAACCTCCGGGATAGAGATCGCACAATCGCGGTCCATAACGCGCTTCGCCTTCTCCAAGGCCATAAACATCTCGGCAACGAGAACCCGAGCGCGCTGCGGCCACTGTGAGGACGGCGCTTCGTCAGACAGCCCCGCCCCGCTGGCCGTCATGTCGCGCAGGCGAGATGCGCAGAACTCCAGGCTGTCGATGGTCGCGTGTGTGTGGTTCAACGCCTCCAAACGCAGACTCCAGTGCCCGTTGCCTTCACGGTATCGTTTTTCCTCGAACTCGAACCGCGAAAACCCATCGCGTGCTTCGTTCGCAAGCCGCTTGATCTCTTCCGCCAGCGCTTCCGGCGTTTGGTTGGTTTGCATGTCAGGTTCCTTTCTTGGCAAGGTCAATGCAGGCTTGCACGCTGCCCACTTGGCACGGTTCGAGGTCATACCGGGCCAGGGCGGCGCGGGCGTCCCTGATGGCCTGGGCGACGACGAATCCCTCTTCTTCGGTAGAGCACCCTCCGAGGTCGAGGCAGGCCGTGTTTGCCAGGAGGTACAGGCGCGCGGCGCGGCGTACTTGTGCGAGGGTCATCGCTGCTCCCCGGTGATGCCGTGAACGTGGCCGCACTTGTTGCACACGCTGCCGGCGTCGCAGAGGTAGTTGCAACCTTCGCGCATCACCGGCTCGCGCTTGCCCGTAGTGGGGGCGGCGACCGGAATGTCCCCCGTCAATCGCCCGAGGCGTTCCTGAAGATCGAGCAGCTTTCGCATCAGCACGGCAGGGCGACCTATCACGGTGTCCACGGCGTTCGCCTCGGCCACGATGTCGCGAACGGTTTTGTAAAGTGCCAGTGCGTCGATGTGCTCCGTTGCCTCGGACTGCGCCTGGGTGGCCGCTGCGAGGGCTGCGTGCTCCGAAAGGAACACTGCGATTTCCTCGGTCAAGTCGGACGACCATTGTTCACGGCTGCACGTATAGCGGGTCGCTTGCTTGAGGAGGTCGAGGGCCTTCGTCAGCACCTGACCAGAGCCCGTCACCTGTTGCGCAGAGGGTGGGGCGAACTCTCTGATCGCTGTGTAGTGGTTGATGATGTCGCCGTTATCGCGGATCGCTTCACGGTCGTTGACGGTGACGACGCACATGCCGTTCACGTCGCGGGTCAGCCCCAGCACTGACGCCACTGGCTCCCCGCTGCCCTGCCGCGCCTCGGCCATCGCTTGCAGTTGGTCGATGGTGGCGTTCAGCTTCGCCCTTACTTCTCGATAGGGGGCCTCGAATTCAGGCAAGTCTTCTTCCTGAGTGAAGTAAGAAGCAGCAAGGTGCTCCGCTTTTTCTGAAAACGCTTTAGCCTTGTCCGCCAGTTCTTTCGGTGTTGTCATTGGGTGTCCTTTTGCATGGCTGCGAGGCCCGCCATGAAGGCGGCTTTCATTCGGTACGCCTCGGGTTGTTGATGCCAACCGTCCTCGCACGGCGAGATAGACCACCGCTTCCACAGCGCTTCCCGCTGCGCATCCGTCACCTCGTCGGCGGCGCGGGCGCGTGACTTCGCAATGTCGTCAGCCTCTTCGCTGTAGTAGTCCCCGTCCTCCACCGGCTCGGCTTGCCGTTGCGTGGCGAGGGCGGCTTGCGCGTTGTCCCACTCAGCATCGGAGACGAACGAAAGCGTTCCCCATCCGCTCAGGCTGTAGCCGATCAACTGCGCGAACTGCTGCCACTCGTCATCATCGAAGCCGACAGCGCGAAGCTCGTTCAGCCCCATGCCGCGGGGGCGTGACCATTCGAGGAGGTAGTCCACGATCTTGTTTCTTCGGAATCGGAGCACGCCGTGCTCATCAGGCTCAAGCGGCTGCATTGGGTGCGGCATCTTCTCGTTGCTCATGTCTTCTCCTGAGTTGCAACATGCTGTCGATGGGCCGCCAGGGCGGCGTCCGTGGCTTCACATGCCGCGCGGCGCATGTCTCGCAGAGATTCCCAATGCACGTCTGGTTGCTGTCCCAGGTTGCGCATGTGCCTCTCTCCGGCCAGCGCGTTCACCAACTGCTTCACCAGGGCCTGCAAAGCACCCATCTCATTGCAGACCTTGACAGTCACTTCGCGGTCGCTTTGGTGCTCCCATTCCTTGGCTTCGAGGTGGGCGCGCAGGGCGCGGCGAACTGTTTTCTGGCGGTGGCCCAGGTGATGGCCGAGCGCAGCGTCGACATACTCATCAGCGAGGAAAACCGCCTGCTCCACCCACTCGCTGGGGCCTTCACACGCTCCAGACACATTCATTTGACACCTCGCACATTGGGAAGTTGATAGACCACCTGAAAACACAGGTGCTTTTCATCAAATCGTTTAATCTTTTTAATAAGTTTGGCCGCGATGCGGTGCCGCACTGCGTATTTCCAGGCATCAAGGTAGAAGTCGAAAGTCATTGCTCAATCCTTTTCGTGAAGAGGGACAGCACCATTTCACACACAAGTGCAAAGATTACACCAAAAAGAAAAAAGAAAACATCACTCATTTTAGTTCCCCTATTCGTAGCAAATAGCCAACACACGTGCAAGTACGTAAATGAATGCCAGCAGCACTGCCAACGAGGTCCAGAATTGAAGGTCAGCCATTGCTGTACTCCCGTACAGCGGATAGGGCGGCGTCGATGCGTTGTGCAATGGCGCTTCCGTCTTTCACACAGCACCGGGCTGACCGAATCACCTCCGCCATCTGTTCAATGAGTTCACGTTGTTCACGGATTTGTGCAGCTTGGCGGGACGCGTGTTTACAAGCAACCTCCATAGCAACATCTGCTTCAATCGCCAGTCGCGCAGCACGGTCGCGTGCATCGCGGTGACCGAACTTGTACCCACGACAGAACGGGTCCTCTGCGCCTACCGGCTGTACGTCATCAGACAGTTTCATGATTTGATCGTGGAGGTTCATTGCTGATCCTTGGTAACGCGGTAGCTGTGCCAGCTTCCTGGTGCCCAGGCGTGTTGCTCGGTTTCACTACAAACAATCAGCAAAACACCGCCGAACAAAATGTTGGCCTCACACTCGGGGCCGTGGAACTCGCGGGTTGCCCCATCAGAGGGCGACACAAAGATGGAAGTCATTTGGTTTTCTCCTTTAATGGGTGATTTGTGCCCATGTGTGTAATGTACGCCTGTTTTTCCTTTTTGGCAACTGCGTTTTCCTATTTTTCTACCTTTTTCCTAGGTGCTTACCCGTAGAACGATAGGTGCCGACCAATTGCATCGTCGCAAACCTCCGATGCTCTGCACGTCTACCAATGCCCCAGGCACAAAAAAGCCCGCTCAGTGGCGGGCTTGGTTTGGGGGGAGGGCGTTAATCCTAGGCGTTCTGCTTTTCTTTTGCAATTTCTTCTCGCGCGGCATTTACCAGATACTCAATCACGAGGCTCTTTGCTTCGGCGGTGTTGGCGGCTTGCACTTGATCCACCATTGTGCCTTCAAGGTAGTAGCTCACCACGTACACACCAGGACGCTCCTTCTCAAAGGAAGCGGCATGGGTGCCATAGGTCATCACCGTGCTCGAAATCACCAGGGACAGCAGGGATGCTTGGGTAACACCACTGCCCGGCGTTGCCGCGCTGCGAATCATGGAAGCAATGAGAACAGGGGAAAGAGCCTTGGGGTTTGCCATTGGTTTTACGATTTTAGGTTTAGGAATTGACTTGAGTTCGTAGGATGCGTCTTGGAAGTTCGGTGAAACAAAGGGCATTTTAGTTCCTTTCTGCACAAGATGTTGGGAATTTTAGGACGGCTTTTCGATCAAGTCAACAACTTTAGGCATTTTTCTTAAAAGACTTGTCCACCAAGTTGTGTGCAACTGAATGTTTCAGGCACAAAAACGACAAGCCCCTGTCCAGTGGGGGCCACGGCGCGCCATGCAACCGGGCCTTTGAAGCGCTGTGACGGTGCCCAATTGAACACGGCATTGCCGCCCATGCGACGGGCTGACTTAGCAACCTCGGGTGCAAGCTCATCCACTTGTCCATAGCTGCGCTTGGTGGCAACCACATTGCCCACAACAGTGTGGGGCAGGTTGATAGACCCTGGCAGTAGGCAGACAGGTTCACTGGATGCCGGACGTGCAGAAGCCCCATTAAGGGGCGCGGCCTTCACAACAACACCATCTCTAGATGCACAACCGTGCAAAAAGACACAAGTTGCCAACAAAATCACGGTTTTCATAGATTTTTCTCTATAGAAATATGTTGAAGAACACCACCTTTAGCGGGAGCTACAGCATAACGCAGAAATCCAAAGATTTGAACAGACGGCATCACTTGCAGGCGAATCTTACCCACATCGTGTACCTGACTGTAACCAGTGGCACCTGTGAGAGACACAGCAGGACGGAGAGGACCCCAGGTAGGCCCTTGCCATGTATACCCAGCGTAGAACGTGTCTCTGTTGTAGCTGTTGCGGTAGAAGCCTGCCGTCAGCCCACTGTTGTGCATGTAGTAGATGCCACGGTTTTGATTGTTGTATCGCTGGGTGAAGGTTGTGCCATCTGGTGCAGTGACAACGTGTGTTTCCGACTCGTGACGGCTATGTAAGTGCGCACCAATGATATCTGCCTGTACCGGGGCGCACACGGCCACAGCAAGGGCTAGGATGAGGCGCATGGTATTAGCCGAGCCGATTGGACGGCCACACATGGCTGGTTTGCCCGTTACCAACCTTGCTCACAGTGACCCACACATACTCCACACCATGGATGTTCTTGTTCACATCTGTACTGACATGACGAACAACACCTGTGTAGGCTGGGTCACCTCGGTCTGCCGGGCAGTGGACTTGTTTCCCATAGACCAGTGCTTTTGCCTTGTTGATTTCCATGATGCGCTCCCAGGGAGATGTAGTGTCTATGGAGAGACTATAACACCCTAAAAAAGAAAAAGATGGTGAGTTACACCCTGTTACATCTATTTTCCGTGCCTACTCAGCGGACATGAAAAAGCCACCCGTAGGTGGCATGTCTTAGGTGGCGAAGTCAGCTAGCTTGGCACCTTCTGCTAGCTTGGCTCGCAGCCACTTGGGTTGCAGGCCCCTGCCGGTCCAGTATTCCCCCGTGTCTTTGTTGACATACTTGGCAGCTACCTTGATGCCTTTACCCACTGTGCGGCGGGTAGGTGCCCTCTGTGGCGCTAGGTCTGACACAGACAGGCCGTAAGTCTGCATTAGCTCACGCACCTGGATCAGTGCATTGCCGCGTTCCTCTGCCTGTTGCTGTGCAATTACTCGCTCAAGCTCGGCTTTCTGTTTCAGTAGGTCAGCTAGGGACATAGATGCTCCTTTGTTAGAAACACCAGTATAGCGTCTTCACGGCGTTATTAGTAGCCCAACACCCTACGGGCATCAGCGTAGCTAGACACCTCATCTTCATAGCGAAAGTGTTCGTCAGTGGCACTGTTGTAGCCGGTAGACCGAATCACAGCCGTGTTCTGAGGTGTCAACACAGCCGCAGGCCACACACCTGTGTCATGGGAGTTGATCCAGGTGAGAAGTGCTGCTTGAGTCATTGCGTTTTCCTTTCAGTCCAAACGCGGGTGTTAGGCACGCTTGGTGACGCGGAATTCGTGCAAGGTGAACGGTGCCAGTCCGGGCCAGTCACGCGAAAGCCGTGCCAATTCGTCAACACCCGGGGCTTCACGAGTCTGCACGCTCCCGAAAAAGTGGTGCCTACACCCGATGGTGCAGTGAATGACCCCGTGTTTATCCAAGATCACCCATCCGTCAAGATTATTCATAGAAACCATCCTATAAGTTCCGGGTACATACCTACGGCGATCCGGTAGCATCCATCCGGCCCCCGCTCCGTGACACATTCCACTAAAGTCTGATCCTTCAGCACGCCACGAAACCGAAACCCTGCCATGTTCGGCAAATCTGCAAGGGGCTTCATTGCAGGGTGAACACTTGGTGACCGTCGCGCGCCAGCTTGTTCATTGTGTGTTTGGTGGGCTTGGCATACACGAAAAATTCCCCAGTGTTTTTATCAATGACGCCAAAAACGATCCGATACGGGAAATACGCCTTCATGCGGGCTATCTCGTTAGCTTGGGACTCATTCAACACGGGCTTCTCCGGATGTTGCATTGGGACACACTGTCCCGACGCCATGAGAAAAGTATAAAAGAGAAAAAAAGAAAAAGCAAGAGGTTTGTAGGCCAAACCGGCGCTGTTACATGTCGCTGGGTAGGCATGTTGGTGTTAGGCGCTGAATGCTTCTACCGTGACGTAATCACGCACTACATAGGCACCGTGCGTAAACGCTGCACAAAACTTCTCAGCATCATCGTGAGACACAAACCCTGCCACAATGAATTTTGTATCACGGTGGATTGCGTACCACGGGAAGGTTGTTTTCATGATGTGTTCGCCTATGTGTCAGGTTGGTTAGGAATGGCGCTCGGCCCGGTCAGCATTGGCCCACTCGCGCTTGGCTTGTTCCAGCTTGTCGGCCAGAGCATCCCACTCAGCAGCCTTACGACTACCCGCCCGGGGCGCGTTCCCATTCTTCTGCAACAAGGCACGCATCTGCTCACGCAACACAAGGGTCTCTTCAAAGATTTGATCTGCTGTGCGGGTCATGTTGTTCTCCGTTGCGTGTTGCGATGTCTAGATTGTGCTTCAAGAAAAAGGAAAAAGCAACCTAAAAAGGAAAAAAATGCGGGGCCAAGCCAATGAAAAGTGGCTATTGCAACCGGCTTTGTCATTGTAAAAACCTATTGTGCTGTGTGGAAGCTAGGGGGCTGATAGGGGGCTGAATGTAAACAGTGTATACATTTGACCTGCCTCAAGCCAATTGTACGTTAACGTTAACATTAGCTATTGGGGGCCTAGACATCCTAGCTGGGGCTAGGCACACCCCTTACATGAGGGGGCTAGGGCTAGGTTAGGTAGGACAGGCGAGGAGCTTCTACACACATCAATGCCAAGCTGTTGATTTCAGGGGCTGTGTGATGCCTGTGTGGGGAATCGAACCCCTGTTACAGGCTGGCTCTCACCAGAAAAACACCCATCCTGGGAGGGGGGTGGGGGGAAAACTTCGTGGCCCTGGGTTCGGCGTAACCCACCAAGACAAAATTTGGAAATTTTCCATAAAACAGGATGTTCCGATTTAAACGGGTTTTAAGGCGTTTTTCTATGTTGTGGCTACATGGGGTGCTTGTTACCTATTTTAGAGCCTTGTAGAGGCTTCTAGGGCCCTTCCCAGGGCCTTCGCATTGCCTCCCGCAGGTCGGCATGGCGTCTAGTGACACACCTGATCCTTTCACTAGGACACATGTTGTGAGACATTGCAATGTTCGTAGTTCATGAATTGCGAACAACCAGCTCGGCATGTGGCCTCGCTGCCTCTCGCGTGCACACGCACGCATTAGCTATTAATAATATTATAAATATATAATACTATAAATATATATATATGCTATTAGATAGGGTAGCATACGTGTCAAGCCCCCCTGTTTCACAGGTGTGCTTTCCTCTGTTGTGTCGGTCGAAGACATGGCTGTCTTCTCCCTCAGTTGTGTTCCTGCGGAGCAGGCGGAGATGGAGCTTGCGACATCTACCATGAAAAGTATTGTTGTGTCAATAATCTCTTGACTTTCTATTTTAATTGTGTTATAATTACCGCAAGGCTTTTTAGTGTTTTAAGGAACATTGTGCTAACAGACAACAAACGTGCTCAAACGCACAAAGCGCCTAAGAGGCGTGCAGTGGATGCTCCTACGAACGTTCGGTGGAGTGACACACAGAAAATTGAGGCGGTGCAAACCTACCTGCTACTTGGCGGTGTACGTGCTGCATCCCATGCCTTGAAGATTCCCGAGGTCACCATTCGTTCCTGGCAGCGTCAGGAGTGGTGGCAGGAAATGGTGAAAGACATCAAGGACATGGAAAACCTTGAGCTTTCCAACCGCATGAAAAAAATCGTAGACAAAAGTTTAGATTTGGTCATGGATCGGTTGGACAAGGGTGATTTCATCTATGACCAGAAAAGCGGAAAAATGGTGAGAAAGCCGGTGGCTTTGCGGGATATCCATCGTGTGGCGGTGGACATGACTGACCGCAAGCTGAAGCTGCAAACCAATGAAGCTGTGCAGGTTCACGAAGAAAACGTTGTGTCCAAGCTGGAAAAGCTTGCGCAGCAATTTGCCCAATTTGCCGACAAACAAGACACAAAAGCTCCCGTGGTGGTCACCGATGTGATTTACGTGGAGAACACAGGGGAGCCAGATGCCTTACATGAAGAAGGACCCGAAAACGGGTAAGTCAGTACGCGATTACAAGCGAGAGCAGGAGCTTTACAACTCCCGCCCAGAGCAGCGCAAAGCCCGCTCTGAACGCACGATGGCTCGCAATGAGGCCATCAAGGATGGCAAGGTTTCCCGTGGCGACGGCCGGGACATTGACCATAAAAAGCCTCTCTCCAAGGGAGGTAGCAATTCCAAAAGCAACCTGCGTGTTGTGCCGGCCTCCCAAAATCGCTCCTTTGCACGCAACGCGGATGGGAGTATGAAATCCCAAACCAGTCGACGTGAGAGGAAAAAATGATTCTTGAAGGACTTCTTGCGTCTGTTGTGGCGCCTGCGGTAATTGATTTATTTAAAAATGGTTTTGGTGCAATCACACGCAAGTGGGTTGGACTTTCCATTGACGACCAAATCAAGCTGCAAAACGCAGACATCAGCAAACTTACCGCACTGGCCCAGCTAGATCAACCAGGAGGCACACCTTCCCAGTGGGTTGTGGACCTTCGGGCTTCATTCCGCTACCTAGGCGCTGGCGTTTCCATCTTGGCCGGACTGTTCATCATTGTGGCACTCCCCTCATTTGCAGAGGTGGGCGCCCAACTAGTCACCATGCCCTTTGGTTTCATTTTCGGTGAACGTATGTACCTCACCATTACGGGCAAGCCAAAGTGAATTATCAAACAACCTCCCTACTTAGGCCAGAGACATTAATTATGGTGTCTCTCCTACTAGCCCTATGGGTTTGTTAACGGCCGAAACAATCGCAGGCTTCTCCCGAACTGTACTTTCCTCCCGCTTTGATGGTGCTGTAGAAAGCCCCCCGTTCCACCGCGAGATGTGGGAACTGTTCTGCGCTGGTGACCAGAAGGTTGCAATTGCCGCTCCACGAGCCCACGCAAAAACCACTGGCGGCACCGTAGCCTACGGCCTGTCTGTGCTGCTTTTCCGCGAACGCAAGTACATGGTGCTTGTCGCTGACACGGAAGGCCAGGCGGTGATGTTCCTGTCCTCCATGAAGGACCACCTGCAAAACAACTCTGCCCTAACCGGTATCTTCGATCTGAAGAGAAACGAAAAGGGTGAGGTTCAGTTTGTCAAGGATACGGAAACCGATGTCATTGTGGAAATGGCAGACGGACACAAGTTCCGAATCATTGCCAAGGGTGCTGGACAAAGCCTACGGGGCTTGAACTGGCTTGGCTCCCGTCCAGACATCATCCTTGCCGACGACCTTGAGAACGACGAAGCCGTCATGAACAAGGAACGCCGGGAGAAAATGAAGCACTGGTTTTACAAGGCGCTTGTTCCGGCCATGAGCCGCAACGGCATTATTCGTGTGGTAGGCACTGTGATGCACACAGACAGCTTGCTGGAAAACATGATGCCGGTTGTGTATGACAAGTGGACCCGCAAGGAGCCCTTGAAGCTTTGGAGCGAGCGTAAGAGGGCAGGGTGGCGAGGGGTTAAGTACAGAGCCCACAGCGACGACTTCCAGCACATTCTCTGGCCGCAGCAGTTTCCTGCTCAGTGGTTTATTGAGAAGAAGGCTGAGTTTGCTGCAAGCGGCATGGCAGACGGCTACAGCCAGGAATACCTTAACGTGCCTCTTGATGAGGCATCGGCATTCTTCAAACGCACAGACTTCCTAGAGTGTCCCAAGGACATTCGGCAACAGAAGCTGCACATCTACATCACGGTTGACCTTGCGATTTCGCAGGAACAACGTGCCGACTACTCGGTGTTCGTGGTGGCTGGTGTGGACGAGAACCGGCAAATCCACATCCTACAGGTTGTGCGTGAACGTCTAGATGGCCGCGAAATCGTGGATCAGCTTATTGCTCTCCAGCGCATCTACCAGCCGGAGTTTGTCGGTATTGAAGAGATGCAGGTTTCCAAGTCCATTGGCCCCTTCCTGCGGGAAGAAATGATTCGCACCGGGGTGTTTATCAACCTTGTGCAACTCAAGCACCAGGGCAAGGACAAGCTAACCCGTGCGCGAGGTATGCAGGCCCGTATGCGCGCCAAGTCGGTTTTCTTTGACAAGGAAGCAGACTGGTTTCCCACATTCGAGGATGAGCTTACCAAGTTCCCCCGAGACACACACGACGACCAGGTGGATGCATTTTCCTACCTTGGTTTGCTTTTAAACAACCTGGTTGAAGCTCCCACAAGGGAGGAACAAGACGAAGAGGATTTCCTTGATGAACTTAGAACAAGCGGAGATGGGGAGTCCGGCCGTAGCCAACTCACAGGATATTAACACCGTTACGCGACTTCTAGCCTCCACCAACCTTGCGGAAACGCTGGATGAACAGACGCTAGAGGACATTGGCAACTCCTGCAAAACCGGCTTTGAGCGGGACCAGAAGAGCCGAGAAGACTGGGAAAAGGAGCTAGACGAGTGGACTGACCTTGCAATGCAGGTCCGCAAGGAAAAGAGCTTCCCTTGGCCTAAAGCCTCCAACATCAAATACCCCCTACTGTCCACAGCTGCCATGCAGTTTGCCGCACGGGCTTACCCAAGTCTGGTGCCGTCAAACGGCAAGGTGGTGCAGGGTAAGGTTATTGGCAAAGACCTTGACGGTCAAAAGCGAGCCAAGGCAGACCGAGTAGCCACCTTTATGTCCTACCAACTCATGCATGACATGAAGTCTTGGGAAGAGGACATGGACAAGCTGCTAATGATGCTGCCCATTATTGGCACTGTGTTCAAGAAGACCTTCTACGATCCCAGCACTGAGAAGGTTAAAAGCACCCTGATCTTGCCTAAGAATCTCGTTGTCAACTACTGGGCACATTGCCTGTCAGATGCCGAGCGCGTTTCCGAAGTCATTGAGATGACTCCTCGGGTTCTCAAAGAGCGGGTCCGCAAGGGCCTGTTCCTTGATGTGGACCTAGGCACCCAGCCTCAACCACAAACCGATCCCAATCAGCGGATTTCACCCTTTGATGGGGCGATTGATGAAACCACGCCCTACACGCTGATTGAGCAGCACACCTACCTTGACCTAGACGATGACGGCTATGAAGAGCCTTACATTGTTACGTTCCACAAGGAAACGGGTCGGGTACTGCGTATTGTAGCCCGCTTTGCAGAAGAAGACGTAGAGTTTAATGCCGATGGCGAAGTATCCAAAATCACTGCCCAGCAGTATTACACAAAGTTTTCCTTTGTGCCTAACCCTGATGGTAGCTTTTACAGCCTTGGTTTCGGCGTACTACTTGGTCCGATTAACGAGTCTGTAAACACCCTGATTAACCAGCTGGTCGATGCTGGCACCCTGAGCAACCTTCAGAGTGGCTTTATCGGCAAGGGCCTGCGGCTCAAGGCTGGTGATACCCGGATGCAGCCCGGCGAGTGGAAACCAGTGAATGCCACTGGGGATGACCTGAAGAAGCAAATTGTGCCGCTTCCGGCTAAGGACCCCAGCAACGTGCTGTTCCAGCTTATGGGCAGTTTGATTACCTCTGGTAAGGAACTGGCCTCAGTTGCTGAAATCTTCACCGGCAAGATGCCTGGACAGAACACCCCGGCAACCACAACGATGGCTACGGTTGAACAGGGCATGAAGGTTTTCACGGCTGTGTATAAGCGTATTTTCCGCAGTTTGGATGAAGAATTTAAAAAGATTTATTACCTCAATGGTGTTTATCTTGATCCTCAAACAGAGGCGGAAGTGTTGGACGAGCCTATTGGACCAGACGACTTCTTGGACAAGGGCTATGACATCTGCCCAGGTGCAGACCCCAACGCTGTTTCCCAGAGCGAGAAGCTGATGAAGGCGCAGGGCCTCCTAGAGCTTATGGGTATGGCGGGTCCCCTCATGAACCCAGTGGAGGTTATTTCCCGTGTCCTAGAGGCTCAGGAACAACCCAACTGGCAGCAGCTATTGAATCCTCAAGTGGCTCAGACAGGTGCTCCTCCAGAGCCCGGTCCTGATCCCAAGCAAATGGAAATGCAAATGAAGCTTCAGATGGAACAGCAAAAGGCTGGCATCAAGCTTCAAGAAACACAGCAGAAGATGGAGTTGCAGGCTCGTGATGCCGAGCTGCAAATGCACATGAAGGCGCAGCAACATGCGCAACAAATGCAGATTGAGGGCGAGAAGGCCCAAATCACCGCAGCTGCTGAAATCCATAAGCAACGAATTTTCCAAGCGCAGGCGGCAGCGCAGGGAGCCCAAAAGCTCCAACAAAACGCACAACAGCATCAACAGAAGATTACTCAAGCTAAGGAGCTTAAATCATCGCAACCTCAAAGCAAGCCTTTAAAGAGTGGCAAGAACTCGAAGTAACACGAAATTTCTTCGCTGGTCTCCAAGAGCACAAATACAACGTGCTTAAAAATCTACGTGGCGAACCGGAAAAGCTGGAATACGTTTCAGGCTACATCCAAGCCGTAGAAGACATTATCAACACAGATGTTGAGGACGTTAATCAATGACTCCCAAAACGCCCGGTTATCGGGTACTAATTAAACCAGACACCCTGGAAACCTTTGATCCCGTTATTGCAGCAGCCAAGCGCAGCGGCATTGTTTTGCAAGAAGCAGACGAACGGAAAGAAGCCACCGCCATTGATTCAGGCATTGTGCTTCAACTAGGTCCAGTTGCCTTCAGTGATCGCGGAGGTGTGGATGCTTGGTGCAAGGTAGGTGATCGAGTTTCCTATGCTCGACACGGCGGGAAAATCCTGAAAAACCCAGGTAACCCCGATGAGAAATACCTTGTGGTCAACGACGAGGACATCGTCATGGTGTGGGAGACAACTGAATGAGTGAAGAAAACCAAGAACTAGTGCCCGAGTCGGCACCTGAAGCAACCCCTTCCGAAGAGGTAAAGCTATCTCCGATTGAGCAAAAAGCCATCGAGATGGGCTGGCGTCCCAAGGAAGAGTTTGAAGGCGATGATGAGAATTTCATTGATGCCAAGGAGTTTGTGCAGCGTCAACCGCTGTTTGAACGAATTGCCAATCAAAACAAACAACTGAAACGACTTGAAGCCGCACTTGACGGCATGAAGTCACATTACACCAAGGTTCAGGAAACTGAATACAAACGTGCTCTGGCCGACCTCAAGAAGCAGCAAGAAATTGCTGTTGAGGAAGGTGACCTTACCAAGTATCACGCACTTAATGAGCGGCGTGAGGAAATTGAGGAAGAGCACGGAGCCCTTAAACAAGAGCTAACTGCCCCGGTTGAACCTGAAGTTCACCCTGTGCTGCAAGGCTGGATGGCTCAAAACACTTGGTATGAGACACAACCTCACATGCGGGTATTTGCGGATGAGGTAGGGGCCAAGTTCCGAGGGGCTGTTATGGCTAAAACCATGACCCCCGATCAGGTGCTGAAGGAAATTGAGAAGGCCGTACGTGCCGAGTTTCCTACCAAGTTCCGCAACCCCAACAAAGACAAGCCTTCCGCAGTGGAGGGGAGTTCTGCTAAGGGCCGTGTTTCCTCAAAGGAAATCGAGCTTACTGACACAGAACGTCGAATCATGAACAACCTAGTTCAAAGCAAGGTACTGACTAAAGAGCAATACCTGGCCGATCTACGAAAAGCTAAAGGGCTTTAAAAATGACTAAAGAAATTGCGAAGGTTACACGAGGTAGCCGCCCGAAGCGGGCACCAGTCGGTTCAAAGAGCATTCTACATGTTTCCAACAAGCAAGAAGGCCGTGAATACCGATTTGTCAACGACAAAGACGGTCGTGTTGAGATGTTTCAACAAAATGGGTGGGTAGTTGAAAAGGCCGAAGACCATCAAATTGGTGATCGCCGAGTTAACGCCGCCTCTGTAGCTGGTTCTGCTGCTCGCGTTTCTGTAGGTCAGGGTGATTTCTCCGTTCTCATGTCAATTGACAAGGAATGGTTTCAAGAAGATCAGGCTGAAAAACAGGCACGCGTAGACGCATCAGAACAATCAATTAAACAAGATGCGCTAAAAGGTCACAAGGGTAGTTTTGAAATCTCCCGATCATAAAGTGCATCTCCCTTGTGGAGAATGTAAATGGCAAACGTAAGCCGGCCTTCGGGCCTGCGCCCCGTCAAGCACGTTAATGGTAGTGCTTGGAACGGTGCTGTAGAGACTTTCGCCCTACTGGCCGCTGATGCGACCGTTGTTGGCGTTGGTGACGTAGTTAACTGGGGTGGTACTGCTGACGCTAACGGCGTTGCTTCTATTACCCGCGCTTCGGCGGATACGGGTCTTCCCGTTGGTGTGGTTGTTGGCTTTGAGCCTGACTTCTCCAACCTCAACACTCCCGGGCAATATCGTGCGGCTTCCACCGCTCGTTACGCCCGTGTCTGTGTTGACCCGTCAGTTGTTTATGAAGTTCAAGCTGGTGCAGCCACTGCCATTACGGCAATTGGTATGAACATGGGTCTGAACTACACGGCAGTGAACACCACGACTGGCCTGAGCGCGATGACCGCTCTGGGTGGTGCTGGTGCAACTACCGCAACTCTTCCCCTCAAAGTGCTAGGTGTGGCGCAGCGCCCTGATTCGGATATGTCTGATTCGGCCAACTGGAAGCTTCTAGTTACTCTCAACTCGTCCAACCTTGCAGGTAACACTGCTGGTGTGGCTTAACTAGAAGGATAAAAAATGTCAGTTATTACCAGTTCCAATTTCGCAAAAGCTCTGTGGCCTGGCGTCAATGCCTGGTGGGGCAAGGCCTATGCCGAATACCCCGCTGAGTGGGACAAGCTATTCGACAAGTTCTCAAGCCGCAAGGCATTTGAAGAGGACGTTGGTGTTAGCTCATTTGGCCTGGCTGCGGTCAAGGCTGAAGGTGCCCCAATCACCTACGATAGCGAGCGTCAGAGCTTCATTTCCCGCTACACCCATGTGGTGTATGCCTCGGGCTTCGTCATCACCCGTGAGGTGTATGAGGATGACCAGTATGACGTAGTTGGTCAACGCAAGGCTCAGGGCCTGGCTTTCTCTATGCGTCAAACCAAGGAAGTGATTGCTGCCAACGTTTACAACCGCGCATTCAACGCTTCCTACACTGGTGGTGATGGTGTTTCGCTGATTAACAGCGCTCACCCCAACTACGCTGGTGGCACCTGGTCCAACGTACTGGCTACCGCCTCTGACCTGTCAGAAGCTGCTCTTGAGCAGGCCTGTATCGACATCGCCGGTTTCACCAATGACCGTGGCCTAACCATTGCCGTCCGCCCGGACGCTCTGATTATTCCGCGTCAGTCGATCTTTGAAGCATCCCGCATCCTGAAGAGCGATGGTCGTGTTGGTACTGAAAACAACGACCTCAACGCTCTCAAGACAATGGGCATGATCCCGAAGATTGTCACCAACCACTACCTCACCGACACCGATGCATGGTTTATCCGCACCGATGTCAAGGACGGCATGAAGTATTTCGAGCGCCGTGCTGATGAGTTTGGTATGGACGAGGACTTTGATACCGAAAACGCCAAGTACAAGGCCACGATGCGTTTCAGCTTCGGTTGGACGGACCCTCGTGCGCTGTTCGGCTCTGCTGGTGCCTAATCTTTAAGGGAGCCTTCGGGCTCCTTTTTTAAGGAAAACAAATGGCAATTAATTTTAATGAGCAGGCAAACCCAACTGCAACCAACATGGACAAAGACTGCCATGTGAAGGTTGTTAAGTTGACGTTTGCAGACTTCACGACCGGCGGTGCTGCCTCCGTGAAAGCTGTTCTCCCAGCAGATGCAACCATCCTTGGTTTTGACTACTGGAAGAAAACGGCTTTCTCAGGCAACGGTGTTACTGCGGCAACTCTCAGCATTGGCGTGACTGGTACGGCAACTAAGTTTGCCAGTGCCTTTGATGTTAACACCCCTGCTGCCGGTGCAGCTGGTCCTGTTTCCCCCGTAACACTGATTATGCAAGGCAATGACCTTCCGCTGGCGTCCGATACTGCTCTGCTCTTCACGGGCACAGCTACGACCGGCAACCCAACGGCAGGCGAGCTTTACATCACCATTCGCTACGTGCGTTAAACAATAGGGAGGGGGCTATGGCTCCCTCTTCTTTTAAGGGGAAATATGAAAACCACAGCACTAACGAGTGGTGCCCTCGCAGCGGGTAGCACAACCCTACTCAGTACCGGCAAGGGTACGGTAAACAGCATTCAGCTGACGGCAGACGGCACCAACGCTGCAACTGTCACGATTTATGACGAAGTAACGGCAACAGGTAAGGTTGTCGCGGTCCTACAGATTCCAGCTACTGGTGTCTATAACGCCGTGGTGTTTGTTAACGCCTTGCGTTGTGATATTGGTCTAACCGTGGTGGTGGCAGGTACGGGTGCCGTTGCTTATGTTGGCTACGGGGCATGACCCTAGGGGCATAGAAATGGAACTAAATGGACACCGCAGTAATTGTATTGATCGTCACGTTTCTTCTAAATGGCCTGCTTGGTGTCGTCATGTTTCAGATGCGTAACAGCCATGACACGGCCCGCCAGGAAATCAAAGACCTCCAACTAAGGCAACAACATTTCCAAGAACACTATTTGCGCCGGGAAGACTTCCGCGAATTTAAGCAGGAGTTGTGGGACCGGCTAGATAGGTTTGAAACAACCGTTAAATCTCAGCTAAGTAAACCATGAGAAAACAACCTTGGCCCGGAACTTGGCTTGCCGTATGCGATGTATGCGGCTTTGAGTTCCCTTCAAACGAAATTAAAGATCGTTGGGACGGGCTGAAGGTCTGTTCTAAGGATTGGGAAGTAAAGCATCCACAGCTTTACATCAGGGCACCTAGGGAGTCAATTGCGCCTCCTTGGGTGCGTCCTGAGCCAGCAGACACCTTCGTGACCTTCTGCACGTTGGGTCAAAGCATGGCAATTCCCGGAACCGCTATCCCTGGATGCTTGACACCGGGACTCTATTACAACCTACCGGATTAACACATGGCAACCAGTGGATTCACCCTCTTTGAACTAACCCGGGATCAACTGATTTCCGCTGCGCTGCGCAAGCTGGGTGTACTGGCTAAGGGGCAAACAGCGGATTCAGAAGACCTAACCAATGGTGCTCAGGCACTGAATGCAGTTGTAGCCAAGCTACAGACGCTGGGAATGCCTCTGTGGGCACGCAAGGAATATGTCTTTACTCCCGTGGCTGGTACTGCTACTTATGAGATTGGCGTAGGCAAAACTCTGGCAACTCCGTTCCCCTTGAAGATGCAGCAAGCTCTTCTGGTGGACACAGTTTCTGGTGCCAACATTGAGATGGAAATTCACTCCATCTACGAATACAACACCATTTACTCAACAGGCTCCACCGGCAGTCCCATTCAGATGTTCTACCAGCCGCTGGTCAATTATGGAGCCATTACGGTATGGCCCACACCTGACACAGCTGGTATTACAAATAAACAAATTAAAATTGTTTATCAGCGTCCCTTTGAGGACTTTGTTTCTGGCACGGACACACCGGACTTTCCCCAGGAATGGCACCAGGCCATCATTTACCAACTCGCTGTAGCCCTTGCCCCGGAATATGGTGTGCCGCTCAGTGATCGTCAGCTACTCATGCAGGAGATGCAGATTTACACAGCGGAAGCAACGTCCTTCGGAACTGATGAGTCCTCGTTGTATTTTGCTCCCATGATGAGGCAGTAATGGCGTTCAGTAAAACACCAGTTCAGTCAACCTATCAAACCAAAATGGTGCCTCTGCTGAACACAGAGTTCACCCGAGATGTGACCCCCGGTGCGGATGTGGACTACCTCAATGTGTTCGTGGAGCTTGTCCAGAATAAATCTATTGGCGAGAACGATTACAACATTGTAAAACGTCCCGGAACTGCCGTGTTCCAAGCCGCAGCGGATGCTGATGCCCGGGGCATTCATTTTAACTCAGATTTCCAGAAGCTTTATTGGGCGGTGGGCAACACCCTTCATGTATACGATGTGGCTACCTCCACCACAGCAGCTACGTTTGTAGGCTTCTTCAGCACAACCTCTGGGCCTGTTGGATTCACGGACTACCTATACGACAACGGTATACAAACCGTGGTTGTGTCGGATGG